AAGTTCATGCAGCTCTTGCAATATCCCAGGCCCTGCAGCCTTACCACCAAACCCTTTGATAGGTGCATTGGCTGGCCGAATCAATGAATAGTCGAATTCAAGCGATCCTTCGTTGATCGTAGTGGTAAAGCTATGGATTAGCGCTCTCACACTATCGACCCATCCCTCTCTTGAATCTGAGATCATGTAAGATTTGACAATATCATCAGGCCTGTTAATCTTTACCTTACCAGCGCCTTTAGTGTCAAAACCGACGCCAACGCCAAGCAGACTCATATCCATCAAAAAGCAAAATGGCTCGGCTGGATCAGCTTCTATCTTGTCGTCCGTCGAAACGAAAGCACAATTGTTCAATGAAGCGGAGCCTTTTTCCCACATGAAATCGGTACCCATCATCCAAAGGCCACGTCCTGGCGGTAAGAATTTAAATTCCCACATTCTCTGGAACATTTCTTGCGCTGATTTCTGTGCCTTGCCTAAATCATATGGGATGTGGAATTTTTTACAATGTAATCTTTGTATTTCATAACATCCTTCTATGACTCTGATAGCCATATCTAGAAACGTTTCCTTAGAACCATCCTTCTTAACTCTAGAATATGTCCTATAGAAAACGAATTCTCCCAAGCCATTAAATCCGAACTTTGGTTTGGTACCGGCATAACTTTTTAAAAAATCAGCACTTAATTTAAAATGACCAACAGTATCGTTAGCTGTGCCGTCATTAAGGTAAGTTCTAAAGCCAGTTGTCAATTTAGTCATGTAAGCGAACCCCATTCCTTTATGGTTTTAAAATTAGTAAAATTAGCATTGTTCGCAGAAAGATCTCGATTTACGACATAGAGCTTTCCGAGAGTTGGTAAGAACATGGCGTCCTGTAAATCTTTCGAAATTGCATCCATTGCAATTCTCCTACACAAATTATTGATAGCCAAAAATTCGATATTTATTTTACCAGCTTGAAATAGATTTGTCAATACCATATTAGATCGTGGACTTTCGCGCTTGCTAAGAATCGTGTAAGCGCTTTTTTCATCACAAAACTGCTTCAGAAACAAATAAACAGACTGAGATGTCTGGTCGATTTGTGAAAGTGTATTATTGCTGCTGATCAATTGTTCATATGATATTTGTAATAAATTCTTTTGGTGCAATGCCGATAGACCCTTCTTGATCGTCTTATGCTTAAAAGAGTTACCTATCGCAATAGCGAGAAATCTCTTGACCTCATTAAGATCGAGATCCCATAGTATGAATTTGTCGCAAATCGCGGTCAAATAGCGGTATTGGTAAGTCTTAGTTATATCACGGGCTTTAGGAAATTTTAAATCTATGCCGAAACCCTTGTAAATATCTTGGCAAATAGTAAAAACTTGCTCGGGATCAAAAGTGTTTAAGTCTGTGTTCATACCGTTGTAAATACATAACCAATAATTAAGGGAACCAATATGACGTTATCTAGCGAATCCAAACTCGATATGCCTTCCGAGGCACCACAAGGAATCTTTGACGAGAAATCAAACCATGTAATTGAATCATTTGGTGCATCTCTAGAACAAACAGGAATTAATAAAGCATTCTGCGTTCTTTTTGATGAAAACGATAAATTCAAGCCAAAGGTGTTTTTTAGAGGTGAATTGTTCGAAATAACGAAACACACATCAAGGATACTAAACCAGATGCGCTATAAAATCATAGAAGATTTAAACGGTAATTTCTAACTGATATTAGGCGTCGACACAAGCTTTTCATAGTAATAGCCAGTGACTCTCTTGCCTTCAGATATGACTTGATTAATACCTATGCCTTCTATACCGCCTGTGGAATCCGGCCCGACCACTTGGTTATTAGGCAAGATATTATTAATTGGACTAAATAGATCGACATACGCCACGCCATCGATGTTTTCAAGTACTTTTACTAAGTTACTAACGAATAATGATTGCCCCATATCCCATTTATCAATATTAAAAAAGTCTGTGATCGATGCTTCTACTTTTTCTTTAACCACTGAAGCATCTGCGCCACGACTGACCACCACATTAAGCTCAACATCGACTGTCTTTATGGCACCATCCGCTATTACGACTTCGTCGGTTAGTACATTGAACTGTTCCATATATGATTTAAGAGCCAATTTTAGCCCTAAGCTTGCCGTAACAGGCTTTGAACTCGCTCCTTCAGCTAGAACATATAATCTAACTTGATTAGCATTAATGTTAGAATATAAAGCTGACACGGCTTTTTTAATAGATCCATAGGTAGGATGTTTAAAAGACAAAGCAGCTTGAGCGTAATCTTCAGCTGTTACTATATTGTTTCGAACTGCGTATTCTCTAGGCGCTCTCTTCTTAGCTTGGTCTAAAGTCTCTCTATCGGTGCCGCCAGATGATGGCACAATATTACGAAATCTTACTACAGCTGTTGCAGCATATGCATCATTCGAAATTGGCCGAAGCTGATCGATAATATTCGCACCTATTCTGCCTCTAATACCACCACCTTTTCTATAGATAAATGTTAACGCGCTTCCGGCACTTGGCTGAAAGCCATTAATATTATCACCAAATCTTAGGACTACAGAGCTAGAATAAAATCTTACTTCAACCACTTTATCATTAGGACCATATGATTCGATAGGTTCGGTCGTAGTTTGATAATATTCCTCTATCGTTCCACTTTTAAGTATTACTTTTAAAGGCGATTCTAACACATTCGAATCTATAATAGTGTAAGTTTGGGATGCACCACCAGTTGTAGTAATAGAATCATTAACAACCGTAGTGCCTTCGATACCAAATGCTATAATACCTTTCTTGCCAGAAGGAATGATAATATCGCCTAATAGGTCGTCAGGTGATCTATAGACCTCATATGATACCTGACCATTATCTGGTCCGGTTACATTAAAAATCTGTCCGGCCGGTACTCTTAGATCGAAACCCAAGGAAGCTCCGGTTAACGATAATTCTATATTGGTTGTAGAAGCCGTTTGCGGTAACATTCTCTGATTGATTAACGCAAGATGGTTTATTAGAGCATCGATTGTTTTACATGTCGGCAAGGTAGCTTCATTGGATAACAGATCTGCTCGCAACGATAATTTTGAAATCGTTGAAGCTATAATTTCTGTTAACATGATAACGCCATTGCTCGCCACAAAGTCATTAAAATCATTTGGGTAATATGTTCTAATATATTCTAGTATCGCTCTGCGAGCGGTGTTGAAATCTAATGAACTAAAATCGATATTACGTAAGTTAGCTGGAGTTAGCAGTACACCTATTTGTTGTGGTGAATTCGGCAAATCTATCGTTGTCTCGATCTTATTATCCATTTTGACCACCGTAGTTTATAAATGTGTCTAAATTCTGAATCTTAGCGGGTTCAGTTAGCATAACATACACTATTCTAATAACTAAACCATGTTGTTCATAATCAGGTCTAAAATATATGCTTTTCACGCTTATCCTAGGCTCATATTGCGCTATGGCTCGAGACACGTCGCGCTTAAGCATTTCCATAGTGGCATTGTCTAGCTGATCGAAAACCGTAGCTCTCAAGTCAGTGCCAAAACTAGGCATCATAACTCGCTCGCCGGGAAGCGTTAATAGCAATTGCAGTAAATCATTCTTTACTAATTTGTCATCTTCCTGTCTCGATAATATCCCAGAAGGACCACCTATGAACGGAGGATTATACCCAAAATAATTTACCTTAGGATTTATAGCCATTATTTGACCACCATAGCTAGATTTCTTAATTCTTCAAGTATAGTGCCCATGTTCCTTCTGTTTTCATCTCTAGCTAAAATCGTCTTTGCTTGGCCTTGTTGGTTAGTAACAAGGCTAATTATTAAACTATCCTTGGTTTTAATTAGTTCATTTCTAGCAAAACCAGTCGATAGATTATTAATCATAGTCTCTACAGCCGACAGCGTCTTTTCAGTCTCATTAATGGTTTTTTGATATCTGTTAATCTCGACATCTTGGGTGATTAATAAAGCTTTATAATCGTTAAATTGATTATTTAGCGTTAAATAAATCTGCTTACTATTAGCATTGATCGAATCGATCTCGGCTATGTTTAGCCCCATCTCAATATAGTCAAAAAGATTTAGATTATGAACACTAGAATAAATTGAGTCGATTTCTGAAACATCGCTAGCAAACGGTATAGGCACACCTACTTCTATATATTCACCTACTTCGTATTGCAAGCGATTGTCGTTAATCGTATCGGAATTTGCAGTGCTTACGAAATAAATCGGTTCTGTGAGATAATCTATAGTGTTTATTCCAGCTCTCTTTTTATAAAATAAACCAGTTGGAATCTGAGGAAACAATAAACTAGCGCGTGGCGGTTTACCACCACTAACTGTAAATGTGATATTTCCAGACTGTGCTAAATCAATTGGCAATACGTTAGAGTAAAACCCTGTGGGATATCTTATAATCATTTTGTGTAAGTGTGCTCCACTTCCTTTTTGGGGCACTCTTCAAACGGCCCATTGTAAGTTTTACCACGATCAGTCGGTGAAAATTGCTTTGGCATGGCTGCTCTAGTTTTAGGCTGCAGGTCAGCTTTAACTTTTATAGCTTTATTAACATATATAAAACTATCAGTGCCTGTAACACACATATTAATGTTACCAGCAGATGTTAGGTTAATATCGCCATCAGAGATAATATTAACACTACCCTTAGCATAGACCTGAGTAATCCCAGAATCTTGACCATTAAAAACTGCGACCACATTGTTTTTTTGATCGACGTACTGATACATCGGAGCGCCGAGACTGGCTCTCAAAGCTGCTAGTTTATTTTTATCTGATAACCATAGGCCACGGTCTGTGGAATCGACAAGTTCTACCCAAGATCCATCACCGCCAGAATTGCCGTCTCTGGCTTCAAAACCAGCATTAAGTTTACCTGCTGATGCTGACCCTGAAGAATACATCGGGCCTTCACCATTCCCAGCTCTAGTCTTAAGCCTGATATATTCATTTTCTAAATCTATTTTTAGATGGTGTGTGCGAAGCTCCGAATCATCCATAGCTATGGGCTTTCGATTAAATTCGTTTTCTTCTACACCACGATACTTCTCTTGAAAGTTCAGGCCTAGTGTCGATGCCATCATGATATATTGATAACGATCATTAATTTCCATAACTTGGCCAGCTGGGGATCCCCACATAGCTCTATTTAATAAATCATTTTCATTAAATTCAAAATTAAAACCACGTTGGTTATCCTTCTCCGTCGTTTTACCTTTAGCACCTGGGGTTCTTCTCCCCTTCACTAAAAAACCATTTCCTCTAGGCGATTCGACCTTATCAGCTTCAGTGTCGCTAGTGCCACGATCATCGAGAACTATTTTAAAACCGTGCCTTGTAACGAGTCTCATCCATCTTGCGTCTCGATCCCACCACCACAAATCCTCTCGCTCAGTGCGGTGCCCAGCTTCTTCTAATAACGGTCTCTTAACAAATTTATCATTTTCTGGATCATTCCCACGATCATAAGCTTGAAATAACATGCCACCTTTCGTTCTGATCTTTATCCATCTAAAATCCCATGATTTACTGACTGATAAAAAGCGTCTATCTGATTCATTCTTAGAAAATTCACCGAGTCTTGATTTTGAAGATCTAGCGAATTTATGTTGCGCATCGAACTCACCAGGCTGGGCCCAACCAACATCGCGCATTTCTATCTTATGACCATATCTGGTTAACATTTCTATGCGCCTAGTGTCGCCAAAATCTGCGTTCCAATCTACATCTCTATCGCCCTTGCCCCACGATACTGGCCTATCTTCATTTATAAGCTTTTGATTATACAGCCAGCGCTCTACTTCGTACTTTCGATCGAGCTTAAAATCACCACTAAATTCCCCTGTGGCACCTCTAGAAACGTAAGGCATTATTTTTTGGTCATTATTCCACCAATAGCCTACATCACTCATTATTAACATATTGCCGTATTTAGTGATGTTAGCAACGAACTTTTTATCCGGCTCATTGACCAGAGGCATTGCATTCTGAGCATCGAATTTTTTTTGTTGAATCGGGTCAAGACCTAATGGGGCTGGATCAATAAAATGCTCTATAGGATAATAACCGACAGAACTGTCAATGTTTAAACTACCATATCTTGATTGAACACCTTGGGACATTGGTCGTCCATCTTTGGGCAGATATTTTATATCATAGTCGATCAAGTCTGGAAGCTTATTATCAGTATTCGGTTTTTTGTTGACGATATTCTCTACAAGATTAGCTGGCGGTGTCCGCTGGGCCACAAATGGTATCGGGTAATAATTTAATCGAGTAGGAGCTGCATAGCCACGCCATATAGGAGCGTAAGGATTACTTTTTTCGAATTCTATCCAGACGAAATCGCCGATACAAGGTACTTCAAAATGTCCGCTAGACTTTCCACCTATAAAGTTAGCAGGAATAGCCCACGGCGCCTCTACTGGTAATAAAGTATAATCATGGATGTCGGGGCATTTAAACTTAATTCTTCCCATCGCCAAGGGGTCATCAGTGTCGACTACTAAAGCACGATGAGGTCCGACAAAACGATGCTCTTGATCGATTTGGTCTTCTTTTACGAACTCCTGAGATAGTCTTTCGAAATAGGTCGTCACAAGAGTTCCTTAAAAACTGTTGAAAGATTAGGGCATTCTATTACATCTAAAGGACTTGGCCATCCGAACACGTTTCTGGCATTATTAAAAGCCACCAAGACCCATCCAAGATTTACATCATTATATACATCTAAGGCTACTAGATCTATCCTCCCAGCATAATTGGCTGGGACTTGGTATTTAGTTATTTGGTCGGCCGGCGGTCTAGTCTTAAAAACGGCCATTTCTACCCATCTTCCATATGTTTCTTTTCCATCGAAAGAAATTAATGGTGTGTGAATATATCTCGAAGTTTGGCTTAAAGGAAATGCCATTAGAACCCCTTTCTAAAACCAGCCTTTAGTAGGATATTTAACCAATAATGGGATATTGGCCGAAACATCTTTCGTGTCTGCTGTTCTTCCGCTAGTCCACTCGATAAGTGTCATACTAATATCGGATCGCAGAGGGAATACTTTGTCGGAAAGACCCTCATAAATCATCGGCCCAGAATGTTTTACAT